TACCTATCTGTTATTCCTTCAGTTCTTTTTACAACTGTCTTTATTATGCCACCCTCTACAATTACTTTATCTCCAATATTAATATCTTTTATTTCTTTAAAAGTAAAATCACTCATTAATATTTTTGTATTTGGATCATAACACTCATCATGCGCTAAGAACAATAGTTTCTCACCATCATAAGAGTTCTCATCTGTGTTCTTCCAATCTATTGTTGTGTCAAGGCCATCTACGCCATCCTCATCAATCTCATGCATATTCTTTTTGGTGATCTTGGAAGCAGGAACACGATATGCAAGCTCAGTCTTTGGCTTATCCATACCATCCATTACCGGCTTGAAGAAGAACGGTAAGTTGCTGTTGATAGGCACAACCTTATCGGTGAACATCTTCTTGGCATCGGAACCTGTCTTTGATAGGATACCAACCCTAGAGTCTTTTGCAAGAGTTGCAATGTTCACGCACTCAGATGATGACATAAAGGAGAACCCGGAACGACGTATCTTTAAATACACCATTCCAAAACTTCTATAGTCAGCCTTACAGGACTCCCAATAGATAAAAAAGATACGGTTTGCTTCTCGGAAGTCAGGGTATCCGACGTCAATCTTAGACCACTGAAGGTACATGTAGTGGGAACCCGTCATATATGTCGGAGTTCCGTTGTTCATAAACCAATGCCCCTGATCTCGGCGATCAAACTCTTTCTCTATGTAGTCAACGTATTGTGCTTTGAATTCTTTAGGCATCTCATGCCATTGGAAGATTGACTGAATGCGACCCAACTGTTTTGGTATGTCAACACGCTCCCAATACTGCTCTGATGATTTTGAACTTCTGCTTGTGCAATTTGAAGGGACATCAGGAAGGGCTATATTCACTCCATTGATGTTGTATATATCACCTATCCTTCCTGTCTTTGATAAGATTACAACATCGTATTGGTCATTATAACCATACTGCCAACTGTGGTTTCGGTTCTTTTGATCTTTAACCCTCTTAGGTATGTGATCTTTGATAACGCTATATAAACTATTTAGCTCTTCGCTCTGCGAATCCCTGTTTAATGTCAATTTTTGGTGATTCATCTTTTACCTCCTCCAATATAGCCTTCTCGGCTTCGATTTTATTTAGAATTTCGAATGCATCAAATATAGCTAATCGTTTTGATGCTGCAGCATTCTTTAATTTGTCTACTGACAAGTCATCCTCAGGATCAGGTTTAATGATATCCTCTTTAGCAACCTTGATGAGTTGCTCAACAGCTCTGTATCCTGCCTCAATAATATTACGTCTTAAGTCTTTCTCTCTGCTCATAATTTCACTGTGATTTGATGGTCATACATTCGGTATAGCTTCTCATCATCCACGATAAACTCATACTCACTCTCAGGCTTAAAGCATACCTTGTCACCTGCCTTTACTCCGGCCTTTATAAGCGCCTCATTTGGATAGCGCATAATGCCCATCAGTGGCTCTTCGCTTAGTGGTTTATAGATGTATGAGTCCTCGGGTTTGACAGGCTCAACAAAGCAGTACTTGTCGTATGCCATCCAAGACTCACCGTCATGGAACATATAGAATTGGTCGGGCTCGATGAAGAACATATCCTCTTTGAAGAAGCTCTTACCGCTCTTGCGACGACCCTTCATGTCGTTGTAGAACTTAAATACGTTGTGATGAACAAGTAGCTTATGCCCGGGCTTTATAGGTCCCTCATAGCCTAGTGGCACCTCGATAACCTCAGCCTCTCTGTTTGAGAACCTGTGGTCTTCTTCTGAGGTACTTATAATAAGGTCGATACCACCAATCTCCTTGGTGTTATTGTATCTCTTTCCCTTAAGTGGTTTAGTGATAAAGTAGAACGGTGATTGCATTAGATATTTATATTGTACTCAATGGCAACAGGAACGGTATTGTTGAACTCCTTCCAAAGGACAATCTCATTCTTATCATTGGCAATATAAATCTTAATTGATTGCTTATAGTCATCGTACTTGATGAGGTGAATATCTTGAGTATCACCTAGTACTTTCTGACCAACAATGTAATGCATCGCTCCACCCTTATAGTCCGGGCCAACCGATATCTTCCTGATTTCCATTTAATTTAATTTCCAAATTTGAATTTGAGATGATGGTACATTAGACCATCCGCCCAAGTTTGTGTGTGGGTATATACCACCTGCATTGGTTCCTGATGAGTCACGCATAATCTCAAACCAAAATATATCTCCTGCATTTGCGTAGAAAGGAATAGTAACCTCATACGGGTCAGGTAAGTTTGGTGTATCTAAGCGAAATCCCTTAGTCGTTGATATTTGAGTGCCATTCAAAAGCGCACGGAACAAAACAACAGCAGTACCACCTGATGACCCTTGACGCTCAACATTTCCATATGCGTTAATGAAGTACTGCCCTGAGGTATTGAATATAATTTTTCCACCTGCCTGAAGCTCAATATCAGTTGAAGGACCTCCTTGAGCAGCGCCAAAAGATACAATCAATGGAGTGTTTAAGGCAGACGGAGCTTGAGCAACCGTTGACGAACCATTCAATACTTGATTGAATATAATATTAGCATTAGCCAATGATACAACTTGACCAACAGTAAAATTCTTTGTGGAATTTAAGTTATCCACATCAGTACCAATAAGCTTATCGCTTAGGTTTGGCGTTGAATCAATTGCGTAGCTGCTAATCTTTCCCATTTCTTATTTTTTTGTGACCTCTCCGGTTTGAAGGTTGATTACAGCATCCTCACCGTACTTGTCCATTAGACCTTTTTCATGTTGCTGAAACTCTAGTCTTAGCATATCAATATGCTTTAATAGACCATGCTTCTGTAGCTCAACGTCAGCAAGCTGAATCTTTAGCTTGTTAAACTCGTTGTGCATTCCTTGAGTAGCCTCTAGCTCCTCCTTAGTTAAAAATTTTTCTATTTTCATTGGATTTGATTTGTACAAAGATACAATTTATTAAATAATTATTTCCTGAATACTTCACTAGCAACATATCTCGCAAAGAATGTAAGTGCCGCACCCATACCTAAACCTAAAAAGAAAAAGTTGTATCCGTTCTTTTTCTTTTGTCTATTTTTATTCTTAACCAACTTGACATTAGCCTTTAAGCTGTCACGATGCATTTTAACGTCAGCTTTTAAGCTGTCAGAGTACATCCTTCTAAGTGTCTTGAGGCTATCGCTAAACTTGCGCTTATCCAATCTTATCTCAAGCCTCGTTTTAGGTACAATACTTTGCTTGTAGCGAATGATCGTATCTTTTTGGACCAAGACCTTCTCCCACACAATTGAGTCGTGCACAATGACAGGAATTGAGTCGATTGAAGTTATCTGAATTGTATCAGAGACCTCCTCGCATCGGTATCCTTTCTTTATGGCCTTGTTTAGGTGGTAGCTTGACGAGCACGAAAAGAGTAGGTGCAGCGCAGCAAAAGTAAGTGCAAATTGTTTCATTACTTGAAAAATGAGCGCTTCTTATCAGCGCGGTTTTTTGATTGAGACTGCATACGTGTACGCGTGCGCGACTTGTGTGATACGTCCTTACCATCCCCATTGCCATAGGTACCACGCTCACGGTTCTCTTTATTGAGCCCGGCACGGTATTCCTTACGCTCATCTGTAGAGTGATACTCCTTGTCATACTTCTCCTTCTTGGCTCTCGCCTCAGGATTTGACTGATAGTACTTGGCACTCTTTGATGAACCTGTCTTAGTTCCTGCTAGTTTGTTTCTCATCTCTGACAATATTATATACCAAGATAGCAGCCCTTGTTAGACTGCTATGCTTAGTACTTGGTGTCCAATTTGCTATGATCATTTGTAAGGGACGTATGCAGTCTTACCACCTTGCTTAATAGCTCTAAGAATTTGCTTGCGCTGCTTGCCGGTAGACTCGTAAGATACGTGTACCCAATCAGGATTAGTATCAGTTCCAAATTCCCAAATAAGTTGGTCAAACTCTAAGTTATCTTTGATGTAGTTAAAGATAGACGCATTAGTAACAGTTGTACCGTCCATGTCAATATCAATTGCTTCGCCTGTGCAGTGTTGTGATGCAGGAATATAAACACCGTTAACTGTTTTACCTGCGCCTCCGATTGCTTTATTTAGCGCCGCAGAGC